CGGAACGCACAGCGCCGTCGCAGATTAGCGCATCATAGCTGGAATATGGGAAAGCAAGGATTTTCTTTTGTTTTTGGCTAATCATTTTCGTCAGAACAAATCCTTACAATCGCCGCAACTTGGTTAAAGTCCAGATAAATAGGTTTATTTTCTGCAATTCCGCTTATGTCATAAGATGTTACCTCTCCAAGTGCGGTTTTCTCAAGTGCGAATTTATCGCATTTAATCGTAAATTCTGCACCGCATTTAAAGATTACCCTAATTGACATTTTACTCATCGCTCTCAAGCTCCTTTGCCATTTCCTTTAGGCTCTGACTAAGTGCGTCTTCCCTCACCGTGTCGGCAGGACTCCCGCCGATCATCGCCCACTTGTCGATCAGCGTTCCCATCGCCGTTGTGATTTGGCTGAGATTTGCCGCTGCCAGTTTCTCCGGGTCGTTGAGCATTTCAAGCCCCTTGCCGATGAACGAGCACACAAGGTCTTTGTGGTCGTTCATGTATTCCATCACATCGGCGGTGTTCTCTTCTTTTTTTTGTTCGCACTTTTCCACAATGTCGGCATTCGCCCGCACAAGGTTCTTAACGGTCGTTGCGGACACGCCGTTGATTTTCGCTGTGGCGCAAAAGTTGTTCGTCTGCACATAGTCCGCCAGTATTTTCTTTTTCTGCCGGTCTGTCAACCTTGCAGCCACTGTCACCACCTCGCTTTGTCTGACGCACCGGCCTCCCACCACTGGCCTTTGTCGTTGGCACGTCTGTACCCGGCTTTCGCCTCACCTGAATATAACGTCTTCCCTGGGACACATTGCCAAGAGGTGCGGGAAGTCCTGTCTACTGACACACTTTCAGGGCGGCGCTATGCCATTGCCCAACGGTAGTGTCCACCGCTTTTGGTGCAGGCAGTAGGATTTGAACCTACGAACCAAAAATTGTTATATTTGAGCTGTATCCACCCAGCTTCTGCCTGCATATTGCTCCCTCCGGGCGGAGCCGAAGCCCCGCCCATCAGGAAAAGAAGGGGGAAAAGAAAAAAATGGGAGATGCAGAGTTTGTCCCTGCATCCCCACGTTATCACATTTTTTCTTATTGTTGTATTTCGTTGTGCAACATCACTTAATTTCTGCGTTCACGTATGGCGCGTACTCTTCTTTTATCGCACATTCTTTCAGCGGGCAGTACCGGCAGTTTTTAGCAAAGGGGCACTCGCGTCGTTCTGCTCTGGATATACATCGAGATACAGTAGATGTGCTTACACCAAAATGCCGCGCAATCGTGCTCATGCGCCAGCCGCACTCAAAGTATAGCCTCAAGTATTCAACCGTCTGCTCTTTCACCCTACCACCTCCTCCGGGAAGAATGTCTCCCGCACGCCGCCGCACTCCGCCACGATGTACCGCCCTGCCGGATGCACATACACCACCGTACCCTTACGAACAGGGAACCGCTTTTCATCGTTGGCACCGGAGCCGGGGTACTCGCTCGGCAGCGTCATAAATTGCGCCCGGATGGTGTCACCGATCTGCATCGCCGCCTCCGCCTCCATAGAATACGTCTATCTCCAGTTCGTTCCCTCTATACCCCGGTCCGCCATCACCAGGGGGCCATGTCGGTATATTATAGCTTCCGCCTCCCGCCGCTTGCCACTTCGGCGGCTTATATGACGTACCGCACTTGACGCATTGTATCCAGCTTTCCCCCGGTGCCTGGGCGTCCGGGTACCGTACCGGGCTTTTGCTTTCCGGCGTACCGCACACCGGACAGCATATTTCATATTCCTTTTCGCATTTCAGTATGATCTCCGCCATCACTCCGTACCTCCTCAATAATCCGTTACCACGACCGGCAGCCGCCTGAATGGGTCAAACACCACCTTGTCAACCTCGAATGGCTTTACATCGTCGTATAGTTGGCCGAACCTCTTAATAGCCTGTTTCTTTGTCCAGCAGAAGCAGTATGCTACATCGTCTGTAAATTCGTGGCCCTCCATTTGTGCAGCGCGGGTGAATATCCAGCAGAACACTACTTCGCACCTCCGTCAATCTTTGTAGTACTTGCAGTCCTTGCACCGCACCACGGGGACAACATCAGCGGCGGGGATAGCATTGATTGCGCTTTTGATGACCCCTCGGCTAAAGCCAAAATTGCAACCATCCCCGTAGTCCTCAATTACGTCTGCTTCGCCCCACTCAAATGTCTGAATGGCGGCTTCTTTTGTGATGTATTCAGCCATTGGCTTATCCTCCCTCGTGGCAATATCCGTTTTCGTCCGTGTCCTTTGCCCAATAGGTGCAGTGCAGGACATTTCCGATCACCACTGATTGATAGCAGTCTTTGCAGTGCGTCACGACCACGGCATCGACGGTGGGTGCATCTTGCAAAGCATCATCAAACGCATCAAACGCATCTGTTGCGCCTCGTTCAATTTGCTCGTTAAACAAACGCTCTAATTCTTCCGCATCAATCAGCCGCATTGTTGTCACCTCCGTCCATCTTCTCGCACCACTTCGGGCGAATGCTTATCATCACGGCCTTGCTCATGCCTTTTCCTCCTTCCACGGCGTATCCATCACTCTACCTCCTGCATCCAGAACTCGCGGCGGCAGTCATAACAAGATAGGCTCTCACAGTAGTTAACGTCCTTCATACCCTGTTCTATATCGCACGGGTATACACAAGGTATGTCAGTGTCAGCGACAACTTGGGCATTAGGATACCGCTCCAGAAAAACGCTCTTTCGCGTCTTTCGCGGGTGTGCAGCAGCCCATTCCTCTACTTCTTTTACAACATCCTCGGCAGGAATCCCCCCGGCCAAAGTAGGCAAGTGCTTCCCAGTAACCTTATACATTCTCCTGTGCTCCTCGATAAACTTCACAGCGTCCATTTACTTCTCCTCCACTTCGTTCCCCCAGCAGTCCCAGCCGTCCGCCTGTTGGCGGGCAAACAACTCGATGCGGGGCAAATGCCCATACATGGTGTCGATTCTTTCTCTGATCTTTGCTGGTTTCTCTGAGTGTTTCCCCAATTTCTCGCTTAAAAACTGCCGCACATTTGTTACTGCCCGCTTTGGGATTCTGCCTTTTTTGAACGCCAAACATAATTCGCATTGGCTCAAGGTATAAAAGCCGTAGTTGGTTCTCTGCTTATCCCACACAAAGGCTACCGTTTTATACTCAAATCCCCATGATTTGCCCAATTCTATGGCAATATCCAAATTGGGGCTGGTCGCCCACATATACAGCAAGCAATCGTCTGCACCGATTTTGTTCACTGGCAACGCCTTCAGTTCATCCAACGTCATGGTGGGGTAATGGTCATTTACGCCGTTCTCATATTTTTTCGCTTCATCGTAATGTTGGAAATTCATTTGCTTTTGCCTATAAGCCCACGGTGGATCAGCGTAGATGACGTTGTACTTCTTGTCCGTGATAAAAATATCCACCACTGCCATCACATTTCCCTCCATTTGCACCCATCACAGGCGCCCTCGTGTGCTTGTTTGTACTTCCCGCAGTATTGGCATAGCTCGTTTTTCATGGTGTGCAATTCTTCTTTAAGCCGCAAAACCTTGTCTGTTTTCGACACAGCCATGTCAAGCAATTCCTTGATGTCTCCTGGCGTCAGCCCCGTGTCCTCGTAGGCTGTGTCAGTCGTTCCATTGTTTTCCTCCTTCACCGCCACAGCCTTTGCCAGCTGTGCCATGCCCTGCTTCATGTCCTCTATCTGCTTATCCCGCCGTGCAATGGCGTCCTTCAGGCTGTCGTTGGCTTTCATCAGTGCCTCGATGTGCCGCTGCTGGTTCTCGATCAGGTCAGCGGCGGCAGGCATAATCCTCAGGCACTCTCCTGTATTCCTGAGCTCGCACGAATTGCAAGCCGTGTGGTTTGCACAGCACCGCAGCGCGGTCACGATCTCGTCTCGTGTCATGTCATTCCTCCTCGCCAAATGGCAATCATGCTGGGAAACGGTGCCGTCCCCATCGGCTTTCCGTCCAGTTCAAATTTCAGCCTACCACGCAGGAAGCGGATCTCTGCCTTTCCCAGAATATAGTCGTGAAAACTGGCACGGTCTGTCCGGGCGGGGATCAGAAGGACCACCGTTGTCCCCGGTTTCTGTCCTTCGCGGTAACATTTTTCCGTCCACAGTCCGGTTTCCTTGCTCCCGTAGGGCGGATTGCAAAACACCGTTTCGCCCTCCCAATTTTGCCGCAAACCATCATCGCTTTGCGTGAAATACCGCGCACACTTGTGGTTGCCATCACTGGCGGCAGCATCCAGCGTGAAGTGGAACTCCGCATCCAACTCGTCAAACAGCTTTTGCGGCGTTTCCCAGAAATTTTTGTCGCTGGAAAACAAAGCGTCGTTCACCATGTCATTCCTCCTCTCACATCTCCGCCCCATTGCTCCGCCATTGCTTTGGCGATGCCGGCGAAGGTTTTGCTTCGGGCTTTTGCCCGTTCCGCCTTACTTCCGCCGCAATCCATTTCCCAGCAGGAGTAGCGGACAGTTCCGTTTCTTAGAACCATCTTTCGTCCCTTAACCGGTTCTACGATGTTTGTTGGCTTCAAGGGAAGTACGCCTCTTTCCCAAAGACAGGTTTTCTTGGTTACGGCGTGTCCAAACTGGAAAGGCTGAACAATTTGAGAATACTCAGGTAGACAGAAAATCTTTGACGGAACTGGATTTTCAATGACCACCCTCGGAATATCCGCATCCCAGAAACGCATAAACAAATCTCGTGCTAAGATACCTTTTTGCACTCGATCAGGCTGCAACTGGCCACCTTTCCAAATGTGTCTTGCCCCGGCGTTTGTCAGGTATGTGCACGGCGGGTGCGCAATCAGCAAATCCCAGTTGCCGACATCATGCACCTGCCCGTCCATTGTGGTCACTTGACCCCCCTCGATGGTCTTTAGAGCGTCGCCTAAAATGTGCCATTCCGGGTGTCCGCCAGACGGCTCCTGTATGTCGCAGGAATACGCCTCATGCCCCAGCGCACGAAACGCAATACATACCACTTGGCTTTCCTCACACGCTATCAGAACTCTCATGTCCTAATCTCCAAACACAACGCCGCACTCGTCCTTCAGCACGTCCTTGATGTGCTTCCGCTTGATGCGGCCCTCGTTTATCTCCACCGCCAACTTCTCCAGGCACTCATACAGATACGCAATGCTCTGCGTGTCCCGGCTGTCCGATGTCTCCTCTTGGACGTGCCAGCCGCACTTGTCCATCAGCACCATTGCCACCATGTCCATGCACTCCTGCGTACCTCTGCGCTTGCCGTCCATAAAGATCCGGTCGTCCCGGCTCAAATGCTGCTTGCCCATTGTCAATACCTCACTCCTATGTAGTCCAGCACCCGCGCATAGCCAAGGCCGTCTTTCGTGGGCTTCCACAGCCCGTCCGTGTCAAATGCCCCGCCGCCGATGCAGAACTGGTAGTGCTTCGGGTGCGTTTCTTTCATGCGCTGAAATCGGTTGATCCCCTTTTCCAGATGCGAACCGAAACCGCAGAACATACAGCCCGTTCTTTGGCAGCCAGTGCAATGCAGCTGGCAGTCCACCAGCGTCGCGTCGTAGTCGTTCTCGCCGTCGCTGGCCACGATGTCGCCGTACACGCTGGCGTAGGGGAGTTGACGCTCCACGATAAATTGCAGCACATCCTGCTCCGTCCAGAAACTCATGGGCTTAGATAAGGGACGCCTTCCCTCAAAAGCGTTGCAGCCGGTTTCGCGCCATTTTTGCATACGCAGAAGACTTTCCTCCGCCATTGTTGCCGTCGTGGGCTTGACATCCGCTCGGTGCTCATAGCTCTTTGCCGGGGACTTTTTCATAATTCCACAGCACTTGTCTGATATGAGAAATGGAGCCGAAAGCAAATACGCCCACTTTTCACAGTTGTACATACTCTTTTCCCCATCGGCGCGTAAGACTTCCCCACGCAATAGCTTCATACTTCGGCTATCTGGTGAACGCCGCGCGGTTTCTATCCGGTGCGCTACGTCTTTACCGATGATGCTGTACCCGTACTTCGTCACCCCCTGCCGAATGTTCATCTTCGGACGTAGACGGTGGAGGTTGACGGTCACGCGGGGGAACTCCCTCCGCAGCCAGTCGGCGTACTCGTTCACGAACTTCTGTATCTCCGGATATTCCAGCCCCGTGTTCACAAACACCAGGTTCAGCTCCCACGGCGGCGTCCTGAAACTCGCCAAATACCGAGCCGCCAGATACGCCAGTACCGTGCTGTCCTTGCCGCCGGAGAAACTGACATAGCACTGTCCGCCCCATGCGGTGTACCACTCGTCCAGTTTCTCGTAGGTGGTCAGCTCCTTTGACGTCAAATCAAGCGCCATCAGTTTTCGTGCCGCCTCTTTTGTCAGCAGCTGATTTGTCGGCATCATCACTCGCCCTCCTCCAGACGCACCACCTCATAGCAGCCGTAGCTGCCGCCGTGCCGGAACGCTTTGCATATCCCCACACGGACATTCTGGTATTTCCGTCCGGACAGACGCGCCAGCTCCGCCGTGGTCGTACCCCACCAGCGGGGCAGGCGGTACTTGTCACGGGTGACGATCATGTATACCGTGGCCATGCTCACACCTCCCGGATGGCAAATCCGTACCGATTGCGGAACAGCTTTGCTTTCATGGCATACTCGCGGGTACGCATCCCCTTCACGTCCTCCACCACCGGCAGCCAGTACCGCTGTCCGTAGCTGTCAGGAGCCGTTCTGCGCTCGTACACGAAGTCCGCGATGTAGTCGATACTTTTCACGCGGTCGCCCTCAAACGTCGTGTACGCCTCTTGCAAGCAGTACCGCACCTGTAATTTCAGCCCCTGTATCTCACCGGCCTTTTGCAGCAGCATCAGCGCGTCGTAGCGCTCCGCCTCCTTCTTGCTGTCGAAGGTCAGCTTCCCGCGCTTTGTCTTCTGCGCCTTGTACTTCCCCGGTTTCCGCATCTTCTCCATGACCTGCTTCTGCGCCGCAAGACTAAGCCGCGCCAGGTCGTTACTCATCAGGCCCATTCAGTTTCCCTCTTTTCTCCAGCCCTCGTTTGTTCATCGTGTACCGCACCTCATGGACGACGCGGTTTTCTCCGCAGCGTTCGCATTTTCCGCCCAGCGTCCGCCGCCATCTGGGGGCGAAGATGTACTCGTCCTCCATGTCCCGGATGCACTGTCCGCACAGCTTCGCCGTGGCGATCTTCCAGATGCCAGCGTTCATGGCTTCGCCCCCTTGATGTACTTGCCCATCCAGGCATCACGTGCACCGTCGGTCTTGCCGACAAGTGCAGCAGGGGCATGCCCCCACCGTTCCCACTTCTCCGCATTTCGGCAAGCCGCTTTCCAGTCTTTCATGGGGGTCTTGCCAACCATCCAGCCTTTCGCTTCGTAGAAGTCGATAAAGCCTTGCGGGTCTACCGCCGAATGGCGTTCAGCCACGTAGGACTGAACCTCTGCCAGTGTGGGTGGGGTAAAGCGCTTCGCGCGCGTACTCCCACCGTAAGGTGGGAATAAGTCTTTGTCTTTGTCTTTGTCTTCTTTCTTTGTCTTAGTAGGCTTGGGGTCATTTGCGTTTGCTTCTGTTTGCTTGATTTTGCTTGCGCTTGCTTGCGTTTGCTTGCCGCCTTTCGCCCCGTTCCTTGACCGTTCAGCGGAAAGCTCATCGTCCCTGTCCAGCATCGTCCGGAACACCGGAAACAGTATGCTTTCCGCGCCCTCCAACTCCGGCGGGATGCCTGTTCTTGCGTACTCCAGAATGGCGATAAAAAGACGGCCTCGCTCTGCATCGGACAGCGCCGCTGTCTGCTCTATCCAGTCATAGTAGGCTTTCACGTAGCACTTGCCCATTGACCCCACTCCTCCTGCATCTTTCCCATTCACGTCACCCCCTTAGAAAGGCAGATCTGACATGTCGTCCTCGTCCATCTCCATGAATTAGCTCTTGACGTCCGTCCGAGGAAACGTTCCATGCGCGTCCATGTCCTTCCGGCTGTCGCCAAAATACATATTGTCCGCCACGATCTCGGCGCTTCTGCGGTTGTTTCCGTTCTTGTCCTGCCAGTCACGCATCTGCAGCCGGCCCTCCACCACCGCCATGCGGCCTTTGGTGAAATACTTGGAAGCAAACTCCGCCGTACCGCGCCACGCCACAATGTCGATGAAGTCCGTGTCCTTGGTCCCGTCTGCGTTCTTAAGGTCCCGGTCTACCGCCAGTGCAAAGCTGGCAACGGCGGTACCGTTATTGGTGCGCCGCAGCTCAGGATCCCGTGTCAATCTACCCATGACAAAAATCTTGTTCAGCATATCAAATCTCCTTATAAGTAACTTTTTCCAAATTCTCGCCGGAAGTCCTCTTCCGTCCAGCCCTGCTCCTGCATGGCCTTGAGCTGGCCGTACCGCCGCAGCCTGCGCATTTGTTCGCCGCTGCGGTGTACGGCTGTCTTTCCGTTCCTGTGGCACCTGTTGCCGCACAGGTACACCACCAGACCGTATTTCTCGCTCTTCTTGCGGTTCGCGCCGCCCAGCAGATGATGTTTCTCTAACGGATCGCCGGGGTCATTCCTGCCACACAAAAAGCATCTCTTACTCTCCATGCGCTTCCTCCGTCCCGTCCCACTCGTATTCCGGGCAGCTGTGAATGGCGTAGCTGTGCATGATGCCCGCCTTGCGGCCTCCTTTTTTCTTCACCGTAGGCGTAGCATCCCATCCGGGCACCGGCTCCGGGGCCTTCCTCGACCAGCTACAGTCGCCGTAGCACTTCTTGCACGTCCAGCAGGGCTGTATGTGCAGCTTGTTCATTTCGCCGCACCCCACTCTCTGTCCAGCTGGTTGTCCAGCAACCGTATTTGCAGTTTCATGGAGTTGATGGCCTCCATAGCGGACTTGTATACCACCTCTGCACAGTCTCTCTCAAACCGAAGCGCGGCGATCTCCGCCTTGCCCTTGCAGATGTCAGAAATGATCGTCACCGGCACGCCGTTGTCGCGTTCTGTAAGTATCTGTTTGGCCAGAGCTACCCGGTACGCCTTTTCGGCCTCCGCATATTTCTGCCCACGCCGTTTCAGCTCCGTAATGGCCACGTCCAACATCCGGCTCTTGTCTCGGATGTCATTTACCAGGTCACTCATGCTTCTTCTCCGCTGCGTTGGCCGCCTTCATGCAGCCCCAGCACAGCCGCTTTCCGTATCTGTCCAGCGCTCTGTCGGAGATGTCATCCGGGGAATACCTAATGCCCTGGCACGTCACGCTCTTAATGGGCATACCGCAGCTCTCGCAGATGACAGTGCCTTTAGGGTATGTTACAGGTGCAGGCTTGTCGTACTTGCTCCTGTCCGCCTCCCAGTACACGTCCGCGCCAAAGCCCAGCGCCTTACAGGCCACGGAGATAGCATCCGTTAGTGCCATCTTGAAGCACTCGTCAGAGGTATAAGGGCCGTTCTTTTCCTTCGCCACAAACGCGCTGCCGCCTGTGCCGGGAATAGCCTCCGACCATGCGCCGTCTACCTTCACAAACAGGTCAATGTCCAGAAACGCGGCCACTTCACCGTTTGCGCCCTGTTCCAGCCGCTTGTCTGTGATGACGTACTTCCAGCCAATGCCGCAGGGGCCGAACTGCTCCGTCAGGGTCTTCAGCCGCCACATGGGGTTGATGTCCGTCTTGCCCTTTAACCGGCCAGCGCCGATCTGCCTTTTGGCACTGTCCGGCACGCTTCGTACCGCGTTATAGATAGCCAGGTTCTCCATCACTTCACCCCCATGTTCATCCGCTCGGCGATCTCCGCACCGTCCACCGCAACACCGGCTTTCAACAGCGGTGCAATGTCGCTCTTGGCCACCGTGGGCGCGGCATACGTCACCTTGCCGTCATAGCCGTTGTCCATGCACCACCGCACCAGCTCCTCCATGTTGGTGATCTCAACCGCCGTGCTCTTGCGGTAGGTAACGGAACACTTTGCCGTCTGGAAGGGGTGCCCGTCCAATGCCCGGTCAACGTAGCCCCGCAGCCGGTCACGCTTGCGCTCCATCGTGCGGCGGCGCTCCGCCAGCTCCTTTTCCTCGTCCCGGATGGCCTTTGCCTCCGCGTCCAGGCTCTTGGACCAGCACACCATGTTCTCGATCTTGTGCTCCCTGTCCATCTGCAGCTGCTCAAACGCATCGTAGTCCAGCAGCTCCCCGGTCTCCGGGTCGATCAGCGCCTCCAGCGCCTGGTCAATATGGTATAAACTCAAGCTCATTTCTTTTCCTCCCATGCGTCCACCGTTCGGATGCACACATCACACCCAACGGTCTTGCCGTAAATATTCTTGTACAGGGTATCTGTTTCCTCGCCGCACACCGGACATCGCGGCACCTTGTAGGGCTTCGGTTCCGCCCGCGGCTCCTTGTAGTCAAACACGCTCATACCGGCCTCCCAGCCGCTTTCAGCACTTCCCGCATGGGCTTCCGCGCCTTGAGTATGGACATAGCCCGCGCCGTCTCCCGCCTGTATTGCCGCCACAGGTCGCTCAGCTCGTCGCTCTGGTAGTACCCGTCCCCGTCGTTGCAGATCATCACGCCCTGCTTCTTGGCTTCGGCCACGGCCTTTCGCATCTTCCGGTCCGTGGCGTGCAGCGCCGCCGCCAGGTCTTCCCGGCTGATGGCATTCCTGCGCCCCTTTGGGATCAGACAGGCGATCCGCTCCGTCTCCGCCGTCCGCATGGGCAATTCCGCTTTCTTGTCCTCGCCGAACAGATACGCCCTGCTTGCCCGCAGCGCCGCCTCCAGCGCCTCGGTGACTTCCTCCGTGGGCAGACACACGCCGTTTTCAAACCGGCTCACCATGCTCACGTCCATCCGTGCGTCTGCCAGCTTCAGAATGCCGCTGACCGCCTCCTGCGTCAGCCCCAGCTCCAACCGCCGTTCCTTCAGTCGGTTCATCGCTACACCTCCGTCCACTTGCCGTTCTTAACGGTGTACCACACGCCGGGTTTCAGCGTTTCACCATCCACAATGCCAGCCAAAATAGTAGCAATATCACCATTGGTATTTCTCTCAACGCACACAATAGCGTTTCCAAGCTCACCCATTACGCGGCCACAAACGCCGGTGGTCATAGCCACACAGCATTTGCCGGTGGCAGATGCTGCGCCACTATCGCCGGTGG